TATTAACTTTAGATATTATTTTGTTTTCACCAACATAAATATACATAAAATTAGTTATAATAGTATCAAGATTAATAAATTGATAATTTCCAAAATCACTACCTGAGTAATAAGTGCTTTGAGTTGTTGATCCTAGTAATCCCATAATTAACTATTTTGTTCTTGGTTAGTCATTTGTATAGACGCTCCACCTGCTTGTTGAGCATCTGGTTGCTTTATTGTAAATCCTGCTAGCATTAATATTCTTGAAACTAATGGCTCTTCTTCTGAAGTTGATAACTCAAAATCAATACTTGTGTTAGAGTTGTATAAAGCTTTTTCATTTAAAACAACGTAATTCCAGCTTGGGGTTGCAGGCTCTTTATAATAATCAAAAACAACAGTAGTGTTAGAATTACCACTAGCACCTCCGTCTGTAATTTTTATAGTTGTAGCGCTATCTCTAATATAAACTGGCCTTGATACTGTTGGTTTTAATTTGCTATTAACACTATTACCAAGCGCTAATATATATTCAAGTTCTTTTCTATTAACTTCTTCTGCTACATACAAACCTAACTGAACTGTTATTATTTTATAAAGATCAGTTGGTAATGTATAAACTCCTTGATTATCAGATGTTGTACCACCAGCTGATTTTAAAAAAGGAGATAATTTAGCTTCAATCATTTCTAATTTATCTGTATACTGATCGTCATCTTTTATTTTAGCATTTGAGTTTCTTGCTTGATGAAAATAATTTTCATATATTTCATTTTGAGCTCTATCTGCTAATAAATTAAATTCTTGTGGTGTTAAGTAGCCTCTTTGCTCTTTGTTAAGTAATGCTAAAACTTTTTGATATACTCTGTTTATATTTACTGCCATTGTCTTTTATTTTACTATTATATAGTTACATAATAAAGTGAAAGGTTAGTATCTAAATAAAAATAGCCACCCGTAATGAGTGGCTATTAATATTAGTTAATTGTTATTATATTAACCTTTTTTCTATATTTGAGTATATCTCCATACCTTCATCAGTTTTAAACCAATGTGCTAACGCTGTATATGGATGTTCTTCAAAAGGAACAGTCATTAACTTTCTATTAGTTGATGCCCACATAAAATATCTTTGATCAGTTGATAATTTTATTATTCCTTCTTCAACAGCTCTAATTCCAAAGTTTCTAAGTTGAACATTTTCGTCATTAGCAAGCTCTAAAAATAAAGATGGGTTTTGTCTAGCAAATAACAACAAATCTCTTTTTAATTCTTTTGAACTTAACTTATTTACCTCGGATCCTTTTTCAACTCTCATAATAGCTTCTGCCATATTAATATCTATTTGTCTAGCCATTAATATTGCATCGGCTTCCATTTCTAATCTATCAATTTGGTATTCAGCTATTTCAACTGGCTTGTATTCGTAAAAAATTTTTTTATTATGTGGATGATATAAAGATAAAAACTTTTGAAGTGTTACTTTTTCTTTTGGTACAAACAAACTACCGCTTCTAAAAACAATATGCTCTAATCTTTGCTCACCTTGCATTTCATCAACAAATACAGTTCTTTGATTTTGACAATATTTTATTTCTCTTTCGTAACCTTTTTCTTTATCAAACCAAAATAAATTTGAAGCTCTAACTGTATAAGACAATGGTTTTTTATTACCTTTTAAATAGTAAATTCTATCTTTTACTTCCCAGCTATTTTTTGGTTTAGCTTTTATTTTAGGAGCTTCAACCTTTGGTTGTTCTTTTACAACCGGCTGTTCTTTAACAGCTATTGTTTCTTTAACTATAGGCTCTTCAACCTTAGTTGTTTCTTTTTTCTTTGCCATAATATAATATATAATATAATTAATAAAAATATAAGGGCGATACTAGACCGCCCTTATAAATAAATAGTCTTACTTCATTAACATAAAGTTGTTTGCACCTTGAGTGATTAAACATCTTTCTGATAAGAAGTGTAACTGCATTGCATCAAGCGCTGATGTAGCAGCTCCAACAGAACCAGTTGTCCAAGTTTTCATTCTTCGGTCATCTGTTGCAGAAGCTCTAAATCTAACGTGCAAGAAAGGTCTCTTCATGTTTTTACCCATTTGTTGGTCATAAACAGTAGAAACTCCAGCAGGTATCATAACACCTCTAATAGCCTCAGCACCAGCAGCATCATTAATACCACCTCTTGTAGCTTTGTCATTTAAGTATCTAAAGTCAGACTTGTAGAAGTCGTAAGAACCTCTTCGGAAACCTGAGAAACCTAAATTTAACGCCATATCTTCGTCGTTGTCAAATACCCCGTAAGAAGTACCTCCAGCTCCGTAAGAGTTCATTGAAGCTAACATGTCATCAATAGCTAAACTAGTTGATCTATTAATAAACATCATGTATTCTTCAATAGCACCTTGTTTATCAAACTCAGCTAATATAGCATCAAATTCAGCTAAATCAGTAGCAGCGTTAACACCAGTAACACCAGTAGTAACATTACCTCTTGATTCAATAGCAGCAAATAAACCTTCAGTACCAACGTTTCCTGCACCAGCAGCAGAACCATCTACAAGAGCGCTACCGTCAATAGTAGAATCAGCTAAGTTTAACTCAGCTTCTAACATTGCCATTTCTAAGTAGTCATTAAATCTAGCTCTTGTGTCAGCTTCAGCTTTCAAGTACCATAAGTAGCCTGATTGCCCCATTTCAGTTGATACTTCTACCCAACCAATTCTTGAAGCGTCTGATCCAGATACTTCGTAATAATCTTTCATTATAATTGGTTTGTTAGTAAAAGTTGTAAACTGAGGCTCGTTAGATCCTCTTGTGTCAGTTGCAGAACCATCACCAGCAGTAAGATAACTCATACCTTTACCGTATTCAGAACCATAAACTAAAATAGTAGTAGTTTTTGATCCACCAGTTGTTGATAGTCCAGCAGTATTTAAAGAAGCGTGAGAATATGGTTGTACGTCAATAATATCAGTAGCAACAGCTTCTACTATACATCTAACAACTCCTTCAGAGTTAGCAACGATAATTGTATCGTTTACTCTAATTGGAAGACTACCAGATGTAACAGCTCTATCGTCGATATCTGTTTCTAATTGTATTTGACCACCTGATGCTGTACCACCAGCATTTGATTCAACGTGCCCTTTAAATGAAAGGTGTAATCTACCTTGTTCTGACCAAATTACTTGGTCTGAGGTCATAGCCTCTTCTGCTCCAACTTGATTTAAAAAACCTGAAATAGTTCTTGGTCCAAAAACTTCAGCTTCTTTTTCCATTAAGTCAGGCAGGTATTGTTGCGCCCAACCAGCAGTGGCTGTCGCTGTAAAATCGATGTAATTTGTGTTTAGTGTTTGCTTTATAGCAGATGGAACACTATTCAAATTACTTCCTCCTGTAATTGCCATAATTAATTTGTTTTAAATTGTTTAACTTTTCTTTCTAATTTTAAATGATCTGTTTTTAATATCAGAAGAAGATTGACCTAGCGCCCTAACTTTAATACCACCAACGTTTACTTCGCCATGAGTTTTTCTAGGATTTAAATCAATATTTTTAGTTTTAGCAACAGTGTCTTTAATAGCATCTGCTTTGCCTTGTTCATAAAAATGTTTAGCAATAGCGTCTGCGTTCATAGCTGTAAATAAAGATTTATGATAACCCGCAGTGTCTTCAATAGACGTGTTGTCTTTACTAGTAAACTTACTAACAAAATTATTAATATCACTTTGAGTTTCTTTTACTTT